TGCCGACCTTGCCGCGATATTCTTCGAACACGATGCCCGCATATTCGAACTGGCTCCGCGCTTGTCCCGTGCGCAGGAAAAGGCTTTCCTGATAACGGTCGTAGGCCTTGGTCACTTCCGGATGCGTGACAAGCGCGTCATAGAAGTCCGAGCCGCAGATTGCGTGGATGTGGTCGTAGGTCTGCGCGCCAAGCTCGTCCTCGATGTTGCGTTTGACGGCATGGCAAAGCAGTTTCACGGCTCCGGCTTCGGGGTTGGCGTTGTCGAGATCGAAGTCGACTTCCGCCTGCTGTGTCACGCCGAACTCGTTGAACAAGTCGTAAAGCACCGTCACGCCGTCCGCGTCGAGGATTTGCCCCTTGATCGCGCCGACGCGAAGATGCTCCAGCGTCGCATCGTGCTTGTTCGCCATTTCCGCTAGGCGGAACTGGACGACCTGCTGGACGCTCTCCATCTGGTTTTCAGAGCCGAAGGATCGGATGTTCTGGACTTCGTCGGCCATGATCGTGTCTTCGATGGCGATGTGCGGCACGACGAACGACCGCGCCTTGCGCTTATTGGCGTGGTTTTGCACGGCAGGTGCGCCGCGAGCCGTGGTCTCGATCAGGTTCAGGCTTCCTTGCCGTTCCTCAATCATGACCGTGGTCGTGGTGATGCCGGATTCCGTGAACAAGCCAAGCTGGCCGATCTTACCGGGAATGAAGGGAACCTTATTGATGGCGTCCGTCAGGGACACCACCGAGAAGGCGTTGCTGTTGAATACGTCGAGCGTAGGCATAGGAAGGATTCCTTTCTGAATGACAAAACCCCGCATTCGTTTTGCGAATGCAGGGCTTTTGTCGGTTACACAATCGTAAGTGTGGCTTAGATGGCCGCGCGCACGAGGATGGTCTGGTTTTTGAGCTGGTTAGCGCCCGCCGTTTTCTGAGCGTCCGTCGCGCCCGTGAACCAGACGAGTTCGGCGGCGTTCACTTCGGCTTGACGGGCGATGATCACGCCGTCCTTGTCGGCTGCGGTCGCGTCGACGGCGTCCAACAACACGGCAACGGCGGTTTGCGAACCATCGGTGTTCGACGAGCGGTATTCCTTGTACTTGCCGGAGCCGCCGCCCACGACCACCGTGAAGCGGTCGCCCGCCGCGAAGTCTGTCGCGCCGTCGGTCAAAGGGCCGATGATCGAGCCGCCCGGTTCCTCGACGGCGAAGGTGCCGCCGTTGGCCGCAGGTTCGATGCAGTCGATCACATAGGTTCCGGCTTTGACGCCGGATCCCACCGAGACGTCGGTGATCGTGCCGTTGCCGACATTGCCAGCCGCCGCAGCGCCCGTGGCCGCGCCGACGGATACCTTGCCCAGCACATGACCAGCTTGAAGATTTTGGCCATGCAAGATGGTCACGGTATCGCGCGAAATCGTGCCCTCGGTTTCGGAAACGATAAACTCGGCCTTGTGTTGGCCTTCAGTAAGTTCAGTCATGGGTTATTTTCCTTTCTTTTGTTGAACGCAACTACTCTGTGACCGGCGCATGCGCGCCGCTCACAACCGTGACTGCGTTTTCGGGTTGTTGCGGGAGGAGTAGATCGCCGCCGTGTCGATCTTCGACTTGGCAGACGGGCTGCCAGCCATTCCTTCATGCTGGGACATGATGGCCGTCGCTTCCGCCGTAGCGGCCTTGGCCGTGAGCAAAGTCTTGCGGATATCGGCCACAGGAACGGCTTTGGCGACGAAGCCCGCCGCCTTGTCCGGCATGCCCGCGAGCTGGCACAACTCGTTCACTTCGGCGACATAGGCCAACGCTTCGGCGCGAGCCTCCGCTTTGGCCTGCGCCGTAAGCGCAGCGATATCAACGGCGGGTTCTTGCGCCGCCATAGGCGTGGCAGGCGCTTCTTGCGCAGTGACTTCGGCGGCTTGCGCCTCGGTTGCGGCGTTCAGGTTCGGGTCTTTCATAGACATATCCTTTCTTTGCGTGTTTGTGGTTGTGGACAGAGAAAAACGGAGAGGCTTGGGCGCGAGGCTTGCCGTCAGATCAGCCAAAGCGTCCGTGAAGGTTCCGATCTTGTCGGCAAGTCCGGCTGCGACGCCGTCCTCGCCGAAAAACAATCCGGCTTCGGTCGCTTTCACGGCCTCCACCGGCATGCGCCGCCCGCGCGAAACCGTCTGCGCGAACAGGTCGTAGACACGGTCGACTTCCGTTTGCAGCGCGGCGCGCGCGGGATCCGACAAAGGCTCGTGCGGCGACATGTCGTTCTTTCGCGCCCCCGCATAGATCGCCGTGTATTTGAGGCCGACATCGGCCTCGGCCTGCGATTGATCAAGATGCACGGCGATCACGCCGATAGAGCCGACGCCGCCCGTGCGCGGGACGTAGAGTTTGCTGGCGGACGCGGCGATGGCGTAAGCGGCGGAAAAAGCGTCCTCGTCCACGGACGCCCAGATCGGCTTGACCTTGCGCGCCGCGTAAATCTTGTCGGCCAGATCGAACACGCCGCCCGCTTCGCCGCCGGGACTGTCGACATCAAGCAAAATCGCTTTGACGGAAGGATCCGAAAGCGCCATGTCCAACTGCTGGCCGATGGTCGTGTAACTGACAAGCCCGCTTTGCGCTTCAAGCCCGACCGTCCGCCGCACCAGCGTGCCGAAGACGGGGATGACGGCGATGCCCTCCGGCGTCACATCGTAATCGCGCGTCTCCGCCGAAGATTTTGGCTGTAGACTTTCGCCATCAAGACGCGGTACGAGCACGCTGAGGATGACGTCCAGCTTGGCGCGCGCGATCATAAGCGGCGCGCCGAATACACGGGCCGCGATGTGGGGAAGAAGATTCATGCTGTTTGATCTGTTTGTTGTTGATCCGTTTCCGTTTGATCCTGCGCTTGTTGGTCGGGCGCATCAGGAGCGGTTTGCTCCGGAGGGGTCGCTGGCGTTGGTGCAGGTTGGCCGAGTTTGATGCCAAGCTCTTCGCGGCGTTTCTGGTCGGCGGCGATGCGGTTGTAGGTTTCGTCCACATCGTTGCCCTCGGCTTCGATGATGTCGGAAGGTGCTTTCCAGCCTTGTTCTTGCGCAATTTTCTCGGCCTGACGGTCTTTGAGCGGATCGACCCATTCCCATTTTGGCGCGATCCATTTGACCGCCGTGTATTGCGCCGGATTTTTGGCAAAGCCCGGCATGTCGAGCACACCAGCCAGAACGGCGGTCTCCATCCAGCGCCGCCATATCGGACGGCACATCTGAAACACCAGCGTAGCGAACTGGAACTGATCCAGCCGCCGCCGGAACTCGACCGTGCCTGCGCGAATGCTGGAATAATTGGCAGCTTTTAGATCGCCCGTGACGTTCGTGTAGGGAATACCCATAGCGGCGCAAACCGCCAGAAGCGTTCGGTACTGGAACATCTCGTAAGACCCGCCGACATCGGCTGGACTTGAGAACTTGATATCCTCGCCGGGCAGAAGCACCTGCATCGTGCCGGGCGATAGCCCCGCGATGGCTGCGCCTGTTTCATCCGCTGCGCCTTCGCCCATCATATTGTCTTCCGGCGCGTTCTTCGTGATGAAGCCCGCGAACAAGGCCGCGACCTTCTTGCGATCCAGTTCCGCGTCGTCGTACTGGTCGAGCAGATAAAGCTTCACCAGCGCGGGCGCGATCCACGGCACGCCGCGTATCTGGCCCGGACGTTCGGGACGATAGATGTGAAGGATTTCTGATGCCGGAACGCGGACGATCTCGCCCTTATTGCTTTGATCCGTGCTATCGCCCGGATGTTTGCGATAAAAATGATAGGCCACGCGCTGGCCGATGGGATTGAACTCGATCCCGCAGCGCACGGGATTGCCCGTAGGGCCGATGTCGATCTTCGTCAATGGCAGCATCTCGGCTTCAAGAAGCTGAAGCTGCAAGGGAACGGTCAATCCATCTCGCGGCATGCGTTGGCGGAAGCGGATGAAACATTCTCCGGCCTCGAACATGGCGCGCACCGCCAGAGCCTGAAGCCCGTAGAAATCTGTCAGACCATCGGCGTCCGCTTCGTCCGTCCATGCAAGCCATGTTTTTTGAATTTGATCCTTGAGCGCCTGATCGGCGACAAGGCTGGATGGCTTAACGCCCGCGCCGACGGCATTTGCCACAAAACTCTCGCAAGCATTCGAGGCATAAGGGTTCGAGCGCACGATCTGCCGCGCCCGCGCGCGCAGAAGATCACCGCCAGATGCCAGCAGACCATTTATGTTTTCCTGTGTTGCCCGCCAAGCCACCAGCCGCCGTTGCGCCATCGCGCCCTCGAAGCTGCCCATGAGCGCAGACGCGGACAAGCGTCCGGTGGCGGCGTATTTGACCGCTGCACCGATGCGAGAAAAGACGTTCATTAGAGATCCTTGTCCGCGTAAATCTTGATCCGGCGCGTCTGCACTTCGCCGTTCTCCCGCGCCAAAGCGGCTTCCACATCATTCAGCGCCGATTTCAGATCGGCCATCGAGCGGTACTCCACCGTCTTTCCGTCATAGGAGAGGCGCAGGACGCCGCTTGCAATCGCGGCGCGCAGAGCATCACGTTGAGAGATCGTGTAGGTCATAAATAACTGCTCCTGATCACGCGGCGTTGCTGAGGCGCCTTCGAACCCGTCCGCCTGAAATCGACTTGAGAAGCGGGTTCGGCTTCGATAAGCGCAACCGCCTTTTCAAGATCTTCCCATCGCCGCTGTGAAAACCGATCAATCCCGACAATCCATGCCGCCGCGCGCGCATAGACGCGGCAGTCCAAGGCTTCGTTTCGTTCGCGCAGCTTTTGCCATTCCAGTTTCGAGAAGCCGCGCTTGGTCTTGACGGTCACAAGCTGTTCCGCCGTCAACTGCCTGATCCATTCGCTATCGATGCCTTCGGGCAGATGCACCGTTCCGGGCGGGAACAGCGCACCGTCCGCGATCTCTTCGGCTGTTGGCCGAACAAGGCGCAGATAACGATAGGTCTCTGTTTTGAACGTCGATCCCGCGACGACCCAAAGCTTCGCGCCGCGCCTGATTTTGCGTCCGCCTTCGGTCGCGTCCACATAAGTGGGGCCTGTAACGGGGCTGGCGCGGTTAAATCCTTCCGCGCCCTTAACGGCCATGACCTGTCCGCCGCCCATCCTGCGCGTCCACGCATAGACGGCAGGTGCTTCGTAACCGGAATCGATAGCCAGCTTGGCAATTGTCAGATGCGGCCCATTCTCGTGCGGCCATGTCTGTGTCAGCAGTTGCGCCAGCGCGGCCCAAGCCGCAGGATCATCCGGCCCACCGGGAATAACGATGTGATCGACGAGCCAGCTTTCGAGGCCGCGCCCCCACGCCCAGACATCAACCTCGATGCGGTCTTTCTGTACGTCCGCGCCAGCAGTCAGGAACAAGCCGTGTTTTGGAACCGTGCCCAAACGATACGGCTCTCGGCGGTCGCATAGGATTTGCCAGTCTGGCGCTTCGCCGCTCTCAACCCATGTCTCGCCGAGCACGCTGTTTTTGAAGCCTTTCATGGCCTCGTCGTTTCCTTGTGCCGCTTCCCAATCGCGGGCGACGCGCTCCCAAGTGTACCAGCCCAACGGCGAGTTAAGGCTTGAGATGTGGTAGCCCACCGTAAGCGGATCGGTGCTGACCGCCGTCGCACGCCATTCTCCATGTTCGTTCATGAAAGGCTTGTATCGTTCCTCGATCCGCGCTTCGCAATGCTCGCAGAAATAGGCGACCGTTTCCGGTTTGCCTTTCTCCCAACGCAACCTTTCGAACCGCAGAACCTGCTTGTGTCCGCAAAACGGGCACGGCACGAAGTATTTGCGTTGATCGCTCGCCTCATATTCGCGTTCGATGCGCGAGATGCCCTTGATCGTCGGCGTGGAGCACAAGAACACCTTGCGCCTCCACGCGAAGGTACGCGTTCTAGCCTCGGCCAAGGCAACCGGATCGCCTTCTTCGCCTGCGCTTGCAGGATAAGCGTCGACCTCGTCCAGAAACAAATACCGTGCGGGCATAGAGCGCAGACCGATGGCGCTGTTAGCCCCAGTCATAACCAGAATGCCGCCCGGAAACTCTTTACTCAGCACCGTATTGCCACTATCGCGTGAACGCGCAGGCGCGACACGTTCGCGCAGCACCGGACATTCTTCTATCATCGGCTCAATGCGTTGCTGGCTGGAGCGACGAGCCATTTCGACCGTCGGGTTCACCATCATGGCAGGCCCCGGCGCGTGGTGAATGATGTATCCGATCCAGTTATTGCCGCACTCGGTGCCTCCGAGTTGTGCGCCTTTCATGAATACGATGCGCTGATAAGGTGAAGACGGTGACAGCGAACTCATGGGTTCGCGCAAGTACGGCGTGCGGATCGTGCGCCACGGCCCAGCTTCGTTTGCGCCGCGCGGCGAGAGAAAGCGATGCAGATCCGCCCATTCCCAAACCATCAGATCCGGATCGGGCGCTAGGCCATCCGCCCATCTGCGCAATATTATGTCCGCACCGTCGAACGAGGCGAGGCTTTCTTCGATGCCGATCATGAGCGGATTTCGATCTTGATGTCGGCAAGCTGAGCCAGATGCTCGCGCACCAGCTTTTCAAGCGCGACCTGAACCTGATGCGTGTCCGCGCCGAGGTCAGAGGCCAGCGCGGAGGCGACGCGCGTTGGCCACATCTGCCATGCATCGCGCTCCTGCCGTGCAATCCGATAGATCAACGCGACAGCTTGCGCGCGGTCGACAAGCTCACCTTTAAGCTTCTGCAGTTTGACGCGGCGCTCTTGCGCCTTCAAAACTTCATTTGCCGTGCGGGCTTGGACGAAGGTCGTGCCGCCGCCTGTTATGGGCGCGTGGCCGGACTCTCGTAGCGTATCGCCGACGGCGCGGATGGCCGCTTCTGGCACCGCTTTGCCTTTCGGCTTTTCTTTGCCTCGCACTTGCGCGGGATCCGTATTCGTCGCCAATGCCGCGATGGCCTTATCCGCGTCGATTGTCCCATCGCTTTCAAGCCGGATGCGGCCCGATGCGATGGCTTTCTGCACCGCGCCGCGACTTTTGCCCCACAGATCGGCGAACTGTCGTTGACTGACTCCCATATGTCATTTTCCTGCGCCCCAGCGTCGCTTTTGCACGATCACCTAATGATCGGGATAAGCCGAAGAAAGCCATCTGATTGCTCATAATTGACTGGATAAGTGCCGCGAATGAAGCGTTCATGATGGCGAAAGGAGGACACAAACATGTCCAAAAAACCAAGCAAAACAGGCAAATCCAAGCCGAAAACTATCGTCAAGGCCGCGATCAAAACCAAGGCCCAAGGCAACGGCAAACCCCTCGATGAAAGCAAACTCTCCGAGCCTATGCAGGCGGGTCTTGCCGCCGTCGCGGCCATGAAGCCGACAAATGACGCACCTGCGCGGGATACGAAACTCACGAAGGTTATCGAACTGTTAAGCCGCCCCGAAGGCGCGACCATCGACCAGATTGTCGAGGCGACGGGCTGGCAAAAACACACGGTGCGTTCGGCGATTTCTCACGCGCTCGGCAAGAAACGTGGTTACCAAATCGTTTCCGAAAAGCCGAAAGACGGCAAACGCGTTTATAAAATCGCACCCCCCAAGCAATGAAGCAATCCGTGCGCGCCGGTTGATTATCTAACAATCAACCGGCGCTTATCTTCGCAATCATATGATCCCTAATTGAGTGGATAATCTTGCGACGAAGAGCGATCATCACCATGTAATGAGAAACGCATTTATTGGAGGCCATTATGCAAAACAACAACCCGCTTCCCACCGCCAACCCCGAATGGGGATTTTGGGGCACAAGCGTCCGCAGCGACTACGATGCGCCGATGGTTTGGGACGCGATGAGCAAACTGCTTGCAGAGCGCTTTGATCTTACGCCTGAACATACGCGCGATCTTCTTGACGCGCGCTTCGGTCGCCATCTCGCCGACGAGTTAAGCTTCATCAAAGGCGGCCCCACAAGCCCCGAAGCGATTGCCGAGCACATCGACAACATCCTGCAGGACAGGGGTTGGAAGAGCTATTTCAGAAAAGCGATCCACGAAACCAAAGCAGCGTGAGGCGGCGATGACCAGAAACGAGATTTTTTCACAAATCGCATCAGACCATCTTCATATTGGCACGCTGCAAACGCGCAACAGCGACGAACTCGATTTCCACGACTGCAGCGTTTGGGGCATCAAGGCCGCGCTCGAAGCCGCTTACGATGCGGGCCTTCGTCAGCGCAAGCAGGCGCGCCAAGTCATAAAGCATCCTGCCGACGGCACTTGTTACATCGGAAGCATTAAAGCGTCCTATGCAGGCCTTGTCGAAATCTTCGGCAAGCCATCGGAAGGCGACGGCTTTAAAACCGAAGCGCATTGGCTTGTTATGCTTCCGCGCAAAGAGGTCGCCACGATTTACAATTACAAGAACAGTCGCAGCTACTCGCCGGACTTTCCTCTGATCGAAGCGATCAGCGAATGGCATATCGGCGGTCACAGAGGCAGCGCACTTGACGCGCTCATAAATAAGCTCGGCGCGAAAGCAACCCTTATCGACCGCGTTAAATGAAAGGATCCGACCAATGACCATCCTTGTGCGTTTTGCCAGCAAGCCGCGCGACATTACCGATGTCGAGGCCGCTTATCGAGACGACAGCCTAAGGGCGGAAGTCGTCACGGTCAGCGAAACCACTGCCTTGACCGCCGAGGAATACGATGCCCTTGTCCAATCCTTTCTTACAGACCGCACTTGGTGTCTCGGCAAAGGCGGCTACTTTAACGGTCGCGTGAGTGTGATCGAAGTCACGGCTTCCGATAGGCGCCAGCTTTACATCAATCCCGAAGGATACGGTTACGCGCGCTATGTCGGTTTTAAAGCCCCCGACAACGCCTTGCGCTTTCCCGACGTGCGCGTCCAGCTTTCCGGCCGCGATGGCAATGCCTTCGCCGTGCTTGGGCAATGCCAGCGCGCCGCACGCAAGGAAGGCGTGCCGGGCGATCAGATCAAAGAATTCATGACTGAGGCGTCAAGCGGCGATTACGATCACCTGCTTGCCACATGCATGCGCTGGTTCGATTGTGCTTAAGATGCCGAAGCCAGTTCAGCTTTCTTTCCCGTAAACTCTTCCCACCGCTTGACAATCACGTCGCAGTATTTGGGATCCAATTCGATCAGCCGCGCCTGACGCCCGGCTTTCTCGCAAGCGATGAGCGTGCTGCCAGAGCCGCCGAAGCAGTCCAGAACAATGTCGCGGCTTTTGCTGCTGTTGCGGACGGCGCGTTCAACAAGCTCAACGGGCTTCATGGTCGGATGCAGATCGTTCTTCGTCGGCTTGTTCACAAACCACACGTCACCCTGATCGCGCGCGCCGCACCAGAAATGATCGGTACCTTGTTTCCAGCCATAGAGGATCGGCTCGTACTGGCGCTGATAGTCCGAGCGCCCAAGCGTGAAAGTGTTTTTGGCCCAGATGACAAAAGTCGACCATTTTCCGCCCGCCGCAACGAAGGCTTTTTGCAACGTGTGCAGTTCGCTGGATGACATGCAGATGTAAATCGCGCCCTTACAGACAGTCACCATATTGACGCAAGCGTCATAAAGGAAGGCCTCGAAGCCTTTGCCAAGATTATCGTTCATGATCTTGCGGTCGTTGCCGCGCATCTTGTCCTTGGCCGTGTTACCGTAATCCACGTTGTAAGGCGGATCCGTGAATACCATGTCGGCCAGCGCACCATCGAGAACCTTTTCGACGTTTTCGAGAACGGTACTGTCGCCGCAGAGCAAACGATGATTGCCAAGAACATAGACATCGCCGGTCTTTGTCACGGGATCGATGGGCACTTCCGGCACGGCATCGTCGTCCGTGTTCCCTTCGTTTCCGTCTTCAAGATTCAGCAGATCGTCGATCTCGTCCTCTCCAAACCCAAGGAGAGAAAGATCGACGTTCTCCTCTTGCAGCCGCGCCACCTCTGCCGCAAGCATCGCTTCATCCCATTTGCTATTTTCAGCGATGCGGTTGTCGGCAATGCGATAAGCGCGCGCCTGCGCTTCTGATAGATGGCCGAGGCAAATGACGGGAACTTCAGTTAAGCCAAGTTTCCGCGCGCCTAAAAGGCGGCCATGCCCCGCGATCAAAACGCCACGATCATCGACAAGGCAAGGCGCATTGAACCCAAACTCCGCAATGCTGGCCGCGATTTGCGCAATCTGCGCGTCATCATGCGTCCGAGCGTTTGCGGCATAGGGCAGCAAGCGGTCGAGCGACCAAAGCTCAACGGTCAAGGTCATGAGGCTTCGCTTTCTTGGGTCAAATCGATGCCGCGCGCGGCGGCGGTTTCTTCAAAACTTGTTCCTTCGCCTTCAAGCGCAAGGGGCGCGTTCGGGAATATCTCGCGCCATCGGCGCACGGCCACGTCGACATAAGCGGGCGCAAGCTCCATCGCCCGAACGGCGCGGCCTGTTTGTTCGCCCGCGATGATGGTGGTTCCCGATCCGCAGAAGGGTTCATAAACAATCTCGCCCTCGGCGCTGTAGGCCTGCATGATGAACGCGGGCAAACGCACGGGAAACACGGCGGGGTGTTCGGTTTCGACGCCGCGCGCTTTGTGGCGCGTAATGCGGATCACGTTGTCCGGTATCTTGTTTTCCTGAACGGGCTGTTCGGCGTGCGTCCATTTGCCAACCGTGCCATCTTTTTCGCGCAAGCCGCCTTCGTCTTCGTGCATGACGTGCCCCGCCCATTTGCAGGGCACGATCTTGTTGGGTTTGCGCGGCGTCTTGTTGAAATGAAAGACGAACTCGAAGCTGGGGGCGAAGCGTCCGTTCCAATCACCCGGAAGACCCGGCCCCTGATCCCAAACGTACCAGCCGAAGCGCCGCCAGTTTTTCTCGCGCATCCACGCGATCCAATCCTGCCAGTAAGGCTGCCATTCGCCGTCTTTGTGGATCTGGCCGAGATTGACCAAGACCTGACCATCGTCGCGCATCGGCAATACGGAAAATACGCCTTGCATCAGCTTGTCCCAATCGCTGATGCCTCCGGTCGTGTAATCGCGCTGGTTGCCATAGGGCGGCGACGTGAACAGCAAGTGCGCTTGCTTCCCGCCCATCAAACGCGCAATGGCGGCGGGATCCGTGCTGTCGCCGCAAAGCAAGCGATGGTTGCCAAGCAGCCAGACGTCGCCTTCGCGCGAGACGGGATGCTTGGGCGGCGCAGGCGCTTCGTCTTCCTTGCCGCCAGCCTCGGACGGCTTCTCCTGCTCATCCTGCAAGGGGGCGAGGATTTGATCGATTTCTTTTTCGTCGAACCCTGTGAGCGATAGATCGAACCCAAGTCCGTTCAGCGCGTGCATCTCCTCCGCTAAGAGAGCGTCGTCCCATCCCGCTTGCAGGGCTAGTTGGTTGTCGGCGATGACGTAGGCGCGGCGTTGCGCGGGCGTCAGGTGATCAAGCAGGATGACCGGAACTTCCTTCAACCCGACCTGTTTTGCCGCTTCCAACCGCCCATGCCCAGCGATGATCGTGCCGTCGCTGACCACAAGAAGCGGATTGGTAAACCCGTATTCGACGATGCTCGCGGCCAGCTGTGCGACCTGCGCCGCATTGTGCGTGCGCGGGTTTTTCGCATAGGGCTTGAGCTTGCCAATCGGCCAAAGCTCTATACTTTTAGCCATTTGGTGGCGGCCATTAGGCATTTTGTCCGACGACCCTTTTCAGGGATGCTCTTGTGTCTTTGCGGATGTTTTCGATATTCACATAAACGCCGGTAATGCCTTTTAGGGCATGAGCCATCGGATCGGCGGATTTCAGCGCGGCCCCTGCAATAGACGCGGCGCGTTTCACACTCACACCGAACTTTTGCAAAGAGACTATCGCGGCAAGATGAACGACGTCATCGAAGATATATTCTCGCGCCCGCTTTTCTGGGACACTTTGTGACGGTTCAAAAAGCCCACGCGATATCCATTTTTCGATTTGCATTTTCGTCGCGCCAACAGCCTCGGCGACTTGCCAGATGGTGTAGGTTGTCATTTTTTCTCACTTTTCATTTTTGGATGCGGGCTGGCTTCCTTGGGCAAAGAATCCACTTGTCGGAATCCACCCGCCAAGCTGACTTAACGCTTTGTTTTCCATGAAATAATCGGGCTGCGCTTGAAACCACAACCTGTGGGGTGGCTTCCCGCTTTTCGACCCTACATGTAGCGAAGTCCCGCGCTCTTGCCGCCAGCATACGTTTTCCGGCTGGAAGGACCCAAGATTTCAAAGGGATAGGCTACCCACCCCCATCCAATGCGGGTGGATGCCTTATCCATTTTGGCTCGACCTATGCGCTTGCCAAGAACGCTTCGACAGACGCGAAGCTTTTTTCGACATCGCCTTCAAGCGTATCGAGTTCCTTTTTGAGATCGGCGACGCGCTGGGCAGCCGAGATGGCCGTGGCCTTGGCGGCGTTGGCTTGGTCGAGCTTGTCTTTGAAGTCGACAAGCGCGGCTTCGTACTGCTCGAAAACAAAATCGAGGTCGCGCGGTTCTTGCGTCTCGGCCTGCGCGGGGGCGGCGTCGGTCGCCGCATCGGTGTTCGCAGTCTGTGATGTGGCGTCGGTCGTTTGGGGATCGGTCATGCTTGTCTCCGTTTGTTGGCTGGTTGAAGAAAGGGTTGGGGTTATCGCGCTGCGCACGCGCACGGCCAAAGCCGCAATGGCGCGCAGGCAATTCTTGATGGTGGGCAGGATGCTCATCGCTTCTCCGTGAACGAGGCGCACATCACACGGCGCGGCAAAGCCGAGAATGCCGCGATCATGTACGATACTGTTCGATGATGTTCGATAGTGTCGAAGCTGTTCCGAGGGTGTCACACGCTATCGGATAGTGTTCGACGGTGTCGAACGGTGTTGGCCGGATCAGGCAATCTTCGATGCGTTTTCTTTGCTGAAAATATCATAAGATTGCTGGATTGTGCGACCATATCCGCATGATGTCGGATGACGTTCGACCCTGTTCGGAAGGTCTCGGCACTTATCCGAAGGTGTTGGATACTGTTCGATAGTGTCGACGGTGTTTTGCCCGCCAGCGCCCACATTCGTCGCGCGTGGGTTTCCCAAATCATAACCAAGATTATGCCTAAAACTGCGCAAAACGCGCACAACTATTATGCGCACGACATTTTTCAGGCATTTGAATCGTTTACCGATGGTTTTGCGCATTCTCGCCTATCCGTTTCGGATTCTTTTGACGCAGGGAAGCTCAAACTTCATGTCCGGATTGGCCAGCCGATACTCGATTTTGGCGAGAGCGATTCGCCAATCGTACTGGAGTTTGCGCACCGACCAGCCGAGAAGACGGTTGATCTTCTTCCATTTGAGGCCGCACGCGCGGAGCCACAGAAGCGTGACTTCCTCACGCTCAAGCCACATGAGCCAACGCAGGGCTTCGTCCATCTCGGTGATGTGGCGCGCCGAAGGCGGGCCGAGCTTGATCCGCGCTTCTTCCCAGCCGTAAGCGTAGATCGCCTCCTGCATGATCTGCGGCCATGTCCCGAAATAACCGCGCACTTTGACGGGCGGAAGACGGCGCAAGGTATGCGCGGCTTGTTCCAGCCTGTCCGCGACATCGCTCATGCTGAGGTGTTTGGAAGATTTCATGCGACCCTCCCATACATTTTTGCGTCAAGCATGTTGCGCGCCCATTGGCAGTTGTCGATCTTGGCAAACTGCAGGAGAGCGATCCGCGCTTCCTCAAGCGAGGTGAAGCCGTAGCGGATGAGCATTTCGCCGAAAAGCGTTTCGGGGCTTGTGCCGCGCGCGTGTTTCCAACCCGTCCAGAACGCGCCGCTTGAGGTGACGCGCTCTTCGCACAAATCAAACCGATCCCGCACGCGCACGTCATAGACGCGGTTCGTGTGGGAGTAGCGCCAGTAAATGTTCGCATCACGCGCCTTGATCAAGGTACCGGTCATCGCTTGAACCTCCTTTGTTGCTTCGGGGAAAAACGGGCAAGCGAAAGGTATTGCGCCGGATGTGATCGCGGGGCATCGCTTGACGGATCCTGTGTGAGAGAAAAATTTGTATACCCCCAGTGTCCCATCACTGGGGGGTATATATTTATATATGGGGGGCTAGTGACGCTGCAGGCCGCAGAAAGCTTAGCTTTTTGCCTAGTTAGGGACGATCCGTCACTAGTGACGGTTTTTTGAGCAAAACTGCGGGTTAGAACGTCACTAACTAAGAGCCATAACTGGGTAGTGACGTAGTGACTAGTGACGGAGCCATTGCCAAAACGGATAGGAACATCGGCGCAGGGGAGGATGAAATTAATTTTCATGAGCGGCTCCTTTTTTGCCCACGGCAAAGTTGCCAACGCCTAAAGCAAAGGGGCCATCCGGCACATCGAGCCATTGGACGGTCTTGCTGCCCTTGGCGGCGGCCTTGACGAGAATTTGGTTGTTCAAAAGATTTTGAACGGAGTTTTCGAACGCGATGCGGCCCAGCTTGTGGAAGGGTTCGGGCAATTCCTCGCGGCGCTCGTAAAGGCTGTTCGCACCCGTCTTCGTGTATGGCAGTCCCGCCTTCGCCGCTTTCTCCACGGCTTCCACGAGACTGTCGAGCATCTGATCCTTGTGGGCATAGACCGAGCGCCGGAACTCGTGCGTGCGGTCGATCAGAAGACCTGTTTTCTTGTCGCGCGTGAAAGTGTGGATGCTCTTGTCGCCGCCGAGGTTGCCTTTGACGAGAGCGCCCTTGAAGAGAAAATCCTCTTCCCACTCGATGTTCAGCCATTTGCATTCCTCGCGCAGATTGGCTTTTTCGTCCGTCCAGAGGACATACGCCCAGCGACCGCCGTTCACGAGCGCCGAAGCGCCGCGAATGGTGTTGCGCGCCGCCATCGCCGTGATCTTGTGTCCGCCGCGCGAGCCGCTGTCCTTGGTCGTGTGGTGGCACAGGATGATGGAGATTTTCAGCTGCGCCGCCATGAAGGAGAACATGCTCAGGATGTACTGCGCGGCGTTGTTGTCCCCGTCGATGCTGACGTTGATGAAGCAAGCGAGCGGATCGAACACGACAAGGCGCAAATCTGGAATGGCCTCAAGCTCTGACGTGATCATGTCCCAAAGCGGCGTAGTTTTCGTTCCCTCCGGCGAGGTCGAAAACAAAGTCATGGGTCCGGACGCGCTCGGCAAGGGAATGGGAAAGAGCCGCACGTTCGGGTGCTCGCGCCGTCCTTCCGGGTCAAGTCGATCAAGGCGGCGGTGCAATTCGTCCCAATCGTCTTCCGCCGCGAAGATCACGGCTGCCCCCGTGGCGGTCACGGGATGGCCAAACGCCATCGGCTTCACATCGAGAAGCCCACCCGTCATGCCGGGCATGGCGACTTTCAACGAGAGATCAAGAATGAGCATCCCTTTGCCTGCGCCGCCCGTCGCCGCGAAGATTCCGGCGCAGTTCATGGGGATCACGTCTTCGACCAGCCATTCAACGGGCTTTGATTGGCCTGTCTTGAAGCGGTTGGCAGACCAGTCCGTGATGTGAAAAGGCCCTCGTTGTTCAACGGAAGGCGCGAGCGTTTCAATGGGCTGTTCCAAAAACGCGGGGATGTCGAAGCCTTCGACGCAAGCGTCCGCCGCATCCCAGCCTTCGGTTTTGTCCTGCGGCAGAGAAAGGATGCCGACACTTGCTGCGCCTGTTGCCAACGCAGCTTTGGCGGCGGCTTGCGCATAGGACAAACCCGTCGCGTCGTTGTCCGGCCAGATCAGAACGCGCTTGCCAGCTAGAGGCGACCAGTCCGTCTTATCGGTCGGCGCATTAGAGCCGCTCAAGGCGCTGGTCGCAGGGATGCCGGAGCCTATGAGCGCGTCCGCCGCTTTTTCGCCCTCGACCAGAATGACCGTGTCGACATCCACGATGCCCGTTTGGTTATAGAGTGGGCGGCCTGATTTAGGCGCCTCCCATTTGTGCGTGACGGCGTTCCATATTTTGAAGGCCTTTTTGCGCTTGCCGTTTTCCTGATATTCATGCCGGTAGACGACAAGCTGGATCACGCCAGCCGCGTCGGTATAATTATACTGCGCGACGGGTTGTCCCATGTCGGGTTGGTTTTTAGAAACCTTTTGAGGTTTCGGCGCTGGCATGCGCTCGGCGATATTCAGAAAGGCCGCGATGTTTTGAAGCGCCGTCCAGTAATCCTCGCCTCGCACGGCTTTCCAAACATCGATCAGGTCGCCGAACTTCTGGCCCGTGGCGAAATCCTCGCCCACGCCCATCTTGTTTTTGCGCACGCTGAGCTTAAGGCTGTCGCCGGGTATCCCTGAGATGTTGCCGCAATGAAACTCTTCGCCGACATAGAGGCCGCCCGGCAATAGATGGTCAAGGATTTGCCGATGGCAATCCGCCATGCGTTGCTTGACCTGCGCGGCGTCGATCTTGGCGCGAGGATCAAGCGGCCCCTGTTTGCGGGCATCATTAAAGTCCATCTTATCCGCCATGCCAGCACCTTTGGGCGTAGGGGCAGCAGAGGCAGAGATAGAAGTCTGGGTTTGATGCCATGCGCGGCAGCAACTCTCCGGCATCCGTGGCGCGCAGAATGTTCACAGCCTTGTCGCTCGTGCTTTGCGCCAAGGAGGCGTCGAACGGCACAAGCTCGTGATAGAGTTCTTCCGTGTCCTTGTTTAAGGCCGTAAACAACGCAGGCGCTTGCGCCAAATCGGGCATATAGCCCTGATAGAGCGCGACTTGTGCCGCATAGAGCGGCTTGGAGATCGCAAGGCCGCGTTTGACCAAATCCTGCCAGCTTTTGTCCTTAAGCGCCTTGTGTTCCCACAGCGCGGGATAGAGAAACCATGACGGGCCGTTGACAACGACGCCATCGATATGTCCCTTGATGCGGCCCTTGGCGACCGAGAAGCCAAACTGTCCGCCGTCCGTTTTTTCCGTGCGCAGATCGAACCCAGCCGCGCGCAGCCACTTGATCGACAGCGCCTCGAACTGATGCCCAGCCGCAAAGATACGCAGGGTCTGGCCGTCAAAATCCTTACCCTGATCCTTGGGCGCGCCAACATACTCGTACTGGATGCGACGAGAACATGGGTCGCCAAGCATGGACGCGCCCAGATATTCTCGGCGCGGCTGCGTAGCGCGTTCCGCTATCAGCGCTGCATCAATGAGATCGTTGATACGCTGGCCGATGGGGATCGAGCGCGGATCCTGCGCGGCGCGATCCGAGCCGTGATTGAAATCAAGCATGCTCAAAACGGCACCTCCGGACTGCCCTTGCGCATGGCATCCTGATAGGCCGTGACGATCACCTCGATCAGCGTGAGCACCTGTTCTTTGCTATAGGCAGACAAGGGCTTATCCATCCCGATCTCGGCCACGCATTCGCCGAGCGGAACAAGGCAGGCATGAATAGAAGCGCGTTCAAAATCCGTCATGTCAATCATGCCGTTTCCTTCCTTAAACAGACGTGCGTAAAGATCGAGGCAGCGCATGCTGCAAAAACGCCGCGCTGGTTTTTGGGGTTGGCCGATCAAGGCGGGCATAAAGCCGAAGCCGCGCTGTTGGCGGTAACAAATGGCGCACCATTTCACGGGTTCTCCTTTTCATAGGTCATGATGGCTTGTCCGATGATCGCCGCGATTTGCGGGACGATGGCGTTGCCGAGAGCGCGCAGCCTGTCCACCCGATGGGATATCCCATGAGCCACTCGACCCACATCGGGTTCAGACTCCCACCAACCGCTGCATTGAGGGGCGAGGAATTCCGGAAAGGCTGAGAAGCCCCGCCGTTGTTGGGCGCATCCTGTGCTGTCGGAGACGCCAGAAGAAGCATCGACTGATTGACGGCGCGACCCAGTTCGTTGCCGCTCGGCCCGTTGCTTTTGCCGTCTGGGCTGAAGCCGTGAGGCGTCGGCCACAGCTTTACTGCGACTGACAAATCCATCCCCGCTTTGCCCGCCAGTTGCGCTGGTGTCGGTTTCTGACGCCGGTTCGATCCCGCATGCGCCTTGGGGGTTGGCCACATAACCTGCGCCGTCAGGCTGCCGCGACATCTCGCGCTGCGGTCGCCCATTCGTTTCAGAAACGTCTCCGGCCTTTCGCTGCTTTCCTTGGCTCTTGGCGTGAGCCACAATCCAAAGTCTGTCTCGCCGGTGGGGAGCGCCAACAGCGCAAGCTGGAAGTACAAACGGCCAGACGGCGAAGCCTTCAGCTTCCAGCGATGAGGCAACTTCGTCGAAACCGAGCGTAATATGCCCAGCAACGTTTTCGGCAACGACCCATCGCGGCCCGCAGCCTCGTATAACGCGCAGCATTTCCGGCCAGAGGTGTCTTTCATCTTCCGCGCCAGCGCGGCGTCCTGCCATGCTGAAGGGCTGGCAAGGGTATCCGCCGCAAACAAGGTCAACTGTTCCCCTGTAGCGGAATCCGTCGAGCTTGCGCACGTCTTCGTGGACTTGCACGCCGGGCCATCGCTCGCGCAGGATGGTTTGGCAGTACGGCTCAATTTCGCAGAACGCGACGGTTCGCATGCCCGCCGCTTCGAGACCGAGGCTGAACCC